CGCGGATGAAGATGACCTGCTGGCGGCCCCAAGGCTTCTCGGCCGGAATTTCCTTCCACTGGTACGCGCCCATGCCGCGCCACAGGCCGATGTCGTGCTGGTGCCGGACCCGGATGAAGTAAGACTGCGGCGCTCCGAACTGGTTCATTCGGATGCCGCCTCGGACGTTCTCGTCCCACTGAAGCTCGGTCGGCGTCGAGAGTCGGTCGGTATCGACCATCTGGATCGCCGTGTTGAACTCGCGGCCCTTGTCGCGCAGCCACTCGACAGTCGCCAGCACTTCGCTGCCCTGCGTGTAGACGCCGACGCCAAGCCGGATCATGGACGTGAAGGTGTTCTGCCGCGCCGCGTCCACCCACTTGCGCGGGCTCTCGGCCCAAAGGGTGAACTTCGCTTCGACTTCCCGCTGGAACTCTTCAGCCCACGCCTCGGTGAAGCCGAGGGTTTCCCAATCCGGCTTCGAGTTGAGGAAGTAGAGCGAGCCGACGATGCCGTCCTTGTGGATGGTCGCGCCGCCCTGAATGTAGGCGTCGTTCCTCATGCTGTCGCGAGTGCGCGCGTCCAGCAGTTCCTTGTCCGGCAGGATGTCCAGATCGGCCGAATTGAGCGGCGGGGTCCAGCCCGCAAGCTGCTTGTCGAATCGGGCAGCGCCGTCGTAGGCCCCGCCAAACGCGAAATCCTTGCCGGGCGTCCCGACAAGGCTGAAAAGGTCGTTGAGCACTTCGGCCGTGCTCGATTCTTTGCGTGCGACTAGAACCATACCCGCATCGGCCCCGCGATCTTGAGCTTGCCAAGCTGAAGTTTCAGGTTCGCGATATACGCCTGAAGGCGATTCGCATTGGCAGCAGTATATTCGATGCGCTCCCCGTTTTGGTCAACGAAGACGCGCGCCGACTGGCCCGTGAGGACCAGATGCAGTTGCGCCTCGGCATCCGTGAGCCGTGTTTCGAGAAGAGCGCGTTCTTCAGCAGTGAGTGCCATTGGTCCCTACGCCAAGTTATCCGCTAGAGACGACAAGCTGCTTTTGCGCTTTACTTCTGCCGCGAACGGTTTTTCCTGCTCCACCGGGTTGAAGACTAGATCGTTCTGGTCCCACTCTTCAGCCCATCCCGGCGGCTGATCCCAATTAAGATGCTCTAGCCCCACCAGCTTTGTCAACGATCCGGCGAGATAATACACGAGCAAGTCCCAACTCTCATTACGATATTTCCGGGGATTCAGACAGCCTTTGTTGGCGTCCTTCACTTCGACCGTAAGCTCGGTGAAGAAGTTGTCGTCCAGCCAGTCCGGGAAGTTGATGCGGCCACCGCCCGGATCGGTGCGGTCCAGCATCTTGTCGAGCGTATCCTTCAGCAGATTGGTGTTCATCATGAGCACCGGGATTTCCCCGCGTGCCCCGGCCGAACGATCCTTGCGCTGGCTGTCCGGGAGGCTGACGGCCACGCGCGGCGCACCCTTCGTGCTCGCACCCTTGACCAGCAGGAAGCGTTGCGCCAGCCCCGGCTCCCACCGATAGTCGCCCTGCTCGCCGTCGGTGTCGATCTCCGGGTCATCCCCTTTGCGAAGCCAGCGAACGAAGTCGTAGGCGTTGGTGGTGACGCCCTCTTTACCGCCCGAGTCGCAGGTGACGAGCTTGATCGCCATGTGGCGGCCGGAGCCGTCCATCAGCGGGTAGGTCTTCAGAATGACTTCCTCGACCAGCAGCTTCCAGTCCTCGGGATACGCACCCGGATTCACCCACAGGCGCTCGCCGTCTTCGTCCACGCGCTTCGACTTCTTGATCTCGAACCGGTCGATGATCCAGACATCCTTGCCGACGCCGGTCCCGTGGACCTGCACGACAAAGCGGTTCTTCTGCACGTCCACGCTGGCCGAAAGGTAGCGGACGCCCGGCGGCACTTCGCGCTGGCCGAGGGGCTTGGCTCGGTTCTTCAGTTCCTCCGGCAGTCGATCCGACGCCAGCGACTTCGGGGTGTAGGGCATCCCCTGATCGGTGTTGACCGTCGTCTTCAGGGCCTCTTCCGAGCCGTTGGCCTCGTACTCGGCCTCGGCCGTCAGGTAGTTGAAAACGAGGGTCTTCCACGAGGCGAACGCGGCCGCCACACCCTTCAGCCAGAACGAGGCAATGTCCGACCGGATGCCCCGACCCTCGACCGAGCCGTCCGGCATCCAGACCTGACCGTCCTTGATCCACCGGCCGTTGATGTTCATCTCGTACTTGCCCGGCATCCCGTCCATGGGATCGTGGTGGTAGTCCATCTCGCAGAACGGGCACTTCATGGTCGCCATCTCGGCGGCCTCCATGAAGTCGCTCGTGTCGGGCCAGTGCATGAGCGAGAAATCGGGCTCGAAGGGCTGCTGGCAATGCACGCACCGCCAGTACCAGCGCCGCCGGTCGCCGCGATTGTAGAGCGACAGGATGCCCTTGGTCGGCGGGGCCTCGTGCTTCGACGACGGCATCCACTTCGGATTTTCGACCACGAAACCGGGCGACGATTCCGCCGCGCACATACCGTGCGAGCCGAAGGTCGTCGCGCGCTTCTTCGCCAGATCGTAGGGCGAGCCTTCACCGTCCACGTCCTGATCCATGCGGTCGTAGTCCGTCAGCCACAGGCGCGGGATCGGCTTGCCGGAGAGTTCGTTGATCGTCGGCCACGACAGGGTGACGAGCATCCCGTTCGCGTACTGCTTGTCGAAGGTGTTGTCGGCGTCGCGGCGCTGAATGAGGCGCTGCTGGACTTCGTGCGTGTGCCGGTGCAGGCGGTCGATCCGTCGGATCGAGAAGTCGCGCGCCGTGGTCTGCGATGTCTGGATCAGCATCATGTCCGCCGGATCGCACACGACGGAGTAGGTCTGCCAATTGAGGAAGATTTCGGTGTTATGCGTTACTACCCCTCGACGACCGACAACGAAAAGCCGATCCGGGCTGTCTACAGTGATACATCGGACCGGGACGCTCGGAACCGGGGTAATCCTTCGCATTGCGGTTTGTGATTGCCGTATCGGCCGACGTTCAACAGCCCCCGTGCGCTCCTGCTTGCGTCCGAGCCGAAAAAGAGTTTCTTCCCCACGAGGGCTGAAGGCGACGTAATGGTAATCTCGACCCCGGACCTTTCGAACACGACGACGGTAGGCGTACCCGAGGCCGGTCAACAAATCGCAAAAACCTTCGATTAAGGCTAAATGCTTCGCGGTGAACTCGCACCGGCCCCGTTTGTCAATCGTGCCATCGGTGTCCATGAGTCCCTGCAAAAGCGCCATACGCTGCGTAATAGACGCCCGCAAATACTGCCCCGGAATGACCTTGGCCTCCCCGCGCCCAAGACCAACTGACCGTAAGCCCGCCGAAACACCGACGGGCTTACCCCCGCGACCGGGCGTATGCCTTTTCGACGAAAGGGCAATCACCACCAGCCCCTTGCCATCAATATGAACGCGAGTTTCTATCCCGAGATTCGCTCGCATTTCCTCGGCGTCTTTTGCGGCCGCGTATATCCTCGCTCCGTAGGAATGACCGTCACCGAGCCAAGCACCCATGACATACGGGTCTACCGGCAACTCGGCTTCAGGTAAATTCAACGGCTCTCCCAAAGGAACCACAACAGGCTTGCCGTGCTCCACGATCTGCCGAGTGGTTCGAACTTTCGTCGGGTCACGGCCGTCTCGATAGCTTCTGCACGACCAATTATGATCGGCATCCGCGACTATTTTTTCGCCGTTCCCAAACTCGATCTCAAAACACTCTCGGCCATACTGCACTTCGGTTGCAAAAGTGACTCGGCACGGCTTCCCGTCTCGGCCGAAAATTACGTCTCCGACCCGCAGGGCACCCATCGTCGTCCAGCCGGAGGGCGTTGGTATCGGAGTATCAAGCGCGAGAGCTTTGCCGCACTGCGCTGGCCCGGCGAAGATCATGCCGGTGTGCGAGACGCTGGAAAGCACGTCCTGCACTTCCACCAGATACGGGGCCATCTCGTTCAACCACGGACCGATATAGGCTCCGGGGTTGTTGAGCTTGCGATACTTCTCGGCGGCCTCGCTGACCGTCAGACGCTCCGGCGGCCGAACGCCTTCGGCCGTCTGGACGATCATGCTTTCGAGGCTATCAAAGAGCGTGTGTATGGTCACGAATGTATCTCGCTGCTTTTTCCAGCATGTCGGGGCTGTCACTGAAGAAGCCGAGCGCCCGATTGCACCAGTTGCACAAAAGCCCCCGGACCTTGCCGATCTCGTGGCAGTGGTCGATCCGGGGCTTCACGCTCCAATCGTCGCCGAACTCCCGCTCGCAGATCGCGCACTTGCCGTCCTGCCGGGCCATGAGTTCGTCGTATTGCTCGACGGTTATCCCCTTCATTTTGCATCGACGGGTGTGCCGATACTTGTGCTTGTTCTTCTCGTAGGTCTCGGTGTGCCGCCGACGCACCAACTCGGGGTTTTTCGCCCGATAGGTCGCTGCGTGTTTTCGGTTGAGAGCCTTATCCTTCGTCGCCACTACACCAAGTCCTGCCAATCGTCCGCGTCTTCCTCGACGACCGGCTGCGTGGGCTCGCCGATCATCTCATTCAATTCGCCGCGCTGCGAAGTCGTCCGCTGCGATCCTGCCTGCGTCACCAGCGCCTTGTAGATTTCCTCCTGAAGACTATCGACCATCTTGGTCAGAAGCGCCCGCTGATCGGTCGAGAGGCCGGTCTGGCGTTCAAGGGTGTCGGCCCAAAGCTGGACCGTGAATTTGATCGTCTGGAAGGTCGAGCCGAGCACTTCGCGAACCTTCTCGGTCCGCCACAGTTGCCCGGCGTTCTCTTCCCACTTCTGCCGCTTCAGGGCCGCGTCCCAAAACGACTGCTGGAAGGCCGTCGGCAGGTCCGACGGTTTCATGGTCTTGATGTATTGCTCGGCCGAGATCGCGGGCGGGATCAGATAGCGGCAGGCCGTCGGCAGGTGGTAGACGTAGCCCGCCTTGCGGCGGTGAAGCGGCGGACAGTCCGCCAGCTTCGCCTTGACCGTCTTCGGGTCCATGCCGAAGACCTGCGCCAGCCACGAGACGGTCACGCCCTGAAGCATGTCCTCGACCATCGGCCCGCCGTAGGTACGCGCCTGCCGGTTCCCCGAGACGAGATCGTCAAGGATGTCGTCGCGTGTCCGCTTCCGCGTCCGGTTGGGGTTGCCTACAAGGTCTTCGTCGTCGCTCATGATTTACCCGTATATACGCATCGCCATAATGTCACGAGGATGCCGCTTCGTCGAGATCGCCGTGCCACCGACGCAGTTGGGTCCGCCGACGCCTCTCACGTCCTTTTTCTGATCTTGCGTGGGCCGTTAACGCGGCTACGCGAGATTTTCTGATGGCCGGGCACGCCCAACTTTTCTTTTGACTTTGGGACCGTTTAGCCTTCACCACCGGGTCTGCGCATTTGTTAGCAGCGATGCGAGACATCTCCGCGCGAAGATTCGGGTCCGCCCACGCCGCTTTGCACGACACGGACATCTTTTTTCGAAATTCGGAGTCGGCCTGTCGAATGCGCGCTTTCTCTGACATATTTGCTCGCATTTCAGAAGTCCACTTTCGACCTCGCCCCCCATGCCCTCCCGTGCTGGTATTCAAAAGGTTATCGACGCCGCCTCGGGACGCGATTTCGTCAATTTCCCACGCCCGAGCCGCCTCCATTGACGAAAAATCTTCAACCTTCTCGACCCTAAAAATTCGACCTTTCATGGGACCGCTGCTTCGATGTTCCCTAAGCCGTCTTTTGAGATCGTAAGTTATCCCAACGTACCGTAGATTGTCGTCCGTCAACAGCACGTACCCTATAGACATCCTTCCAGCCTCACTCGAACTGCTTCCGTTATTCGATCCTGCGTTATTTGCCGATTATTAAGAGCCTCAACTACGCTCGCGTCCATCGTCCCTTTGGCGAGGATTCGATGAAGAAAAACCCGGTCGGCCTTCTGTCCTGACCGATGCAGACGCTTCATGAACTGTCGATACAATTCAGCGCTCCACGTAAGGCCATACCAGACGGCGATGTTCGAGCCGTGCTGGAAGTTGAGGCCGTGCCCTGCGCTCGCCGGGTGCGTGACCAGAAGTTCGATCTTGCCCGCGTTCCAGTCGCGCATGTCATTCTTCGTCTCGCCGTAGAGTCGGGCCTGCGGGAAGCGCTTCATGATCGCTTCGAGATCGAACTGGAACGAATACGCCAGAAGGATCGGCCGCCCCATGGCCTCGGCCACGATGCTGTCGAGCACTTCGAGTTTGTGGTCGTGGATTTTGACCGACTCGCGGGGCAGCTTGCCTCCGGTCTCTTCGTCGAACTTGTCGCCGAGGTACATCGACCCGTTGGCGAATTGAAGCAGCTTGCCGGTCAGCACGCCCTTGTTGACCGCCTCGATCACTTCCCGGTCGCCACGCGCGTTCTTGACGATCATGGCCGCCTCGCGCTCGAACGCCTTGTAGCGCTTCATCTGCGGGGGCGTCAGGTTCACCCAATGATCGACCGTCGTCAGCGGCGGGAGCTTCAGGTAGTCCTCTTCCCGGAGGCTGTAGAACACGTCGTCGATGCGCGACATGATCTCGCCTTCGGAGTGAGGGAACGGCTCGACCTTGCCCCCTTCCCGCCAGTGGTCTTGCCGGAACCAGCGGTTCTTGTAGGCCGTCATCGACGTGCCGAGGCGCTTGCCTAGGTCGATGATGAAGATCGGCCCCCACAAGTCGATTAGGCCGTTGGGCGAGGGCGTGCCGGACAGTTCGACGACTCGCTTGAAGGTGAACCGCATCCGCCGGAGGATGCCGAACTCGGTCAGGCGCTTCGGGGGCATCGTGCCGTCGGCGCGGGGCTTGGGCTTCGACCGCTTGCGGCCGCTCTTCAATCGGCTGGCCTCGTCATAAACCAGCATGTCGAATTTCCAGCGACGAACGCCGAGGGTCTTCTGAAGCCAAGGCAGGTTCTCGCGGTTGATGATCGTGATCACCGCGTCGTGCGTCAGCGAGGCCAGCCGCTCTTCTTCAGTTCCGGTGACGATCCGGTACGTCAGGCCGCGTGCGAAGGCCCACTTCGCGATCTCGGCGGACCACGTTTCCTCGGCGACCTTCAGTGGCGCGACGATCAGGACTTGGCTGATCGTTCCCTCGTAGAGCATCCTTGTGATGGCGTGCAGTGTAGCGGCGGTCTTGCCGAGGCCCATTTCCGCGCCGAGAAAGACATCCTTCTCGACGATCAGGTCCGACATCCAGCGCTGGTAGGACCGGAAGTTCTCGAAGTCGAGGATTTCGGGCGGCGGCCCGTAGATCAGTTCGAGCGCTTCGAGATCGTGGACGAACCGGGGCAACTTCTCGGGCTCGCCATAGATCAGC